GAGGAATCATCCCAGGAACCCACGACCATGCCATTTTGACTGTGAAGTCGCGAATGGACAAACGCTCAGTCTTGTCAGAAAGTAGCCTCGCCATTAAGCGGGGGTATCCCTCCTGACACCAAAACCTATCCCGCTGATGTTGGATAGGTAATCGAACCTCAGATCGCTGAAGGTCCCTATTGTATCTCACGGAGCAAGATGTATAATCATCTTGAACACCAAGAGCAAAGGGGAACTGATCAGTGTGGAAGCTCTGTCTATCAAAGAAGGAAATCCCATTCCGATAATTATCGGGATTAGGAAAACCATCAGAGATAAACGGATCTGAACCACTGTAAGCAATACCACCATCCCCTCTGACAGCCTGACGTAAGTCAGGGTGGCAGAGTAGGGATGAGGTGATATGCTTTATCGATACTGTAGGAACGGGAAAGATTTCGCTTGCCCATTCTTTCAGTTGATTCGCTGTACAAAAAAGGCCATGGAGGAAAAATTTCCTCTGTAGGTCTAAAAGTACAGGGTAGTCTCTGAACTTATTCTTCTGGTTATAACGGAATTGGCGATTACGGATAACCGTAACGTCAATACCGTTAAACCACTCGGAACCGCAAGATTCACGGAAGGGTGTCTCGACACAAGTTTTAGACTTGTTAAGAGAACAGCCAACTGCAATTAAAACGGACTCGAGTGAACTCAAGGCGTATCGGGGAATGACAATGTCATCACCGAACACGCCGAGAGACCCAGAATGTGCATACGAGGCAGATAAGTTATCTGTCCTGCGCGCATGTAATATACTGGCCATTGATAATGACCAGAATACAAGCGTCTCCACTGGGAAGCAAGTAGCTGAACCCATAGGAGCAAATGAAGTGATCTTGATCTTACGATCCTTATGGATCATAAAATCGGATCGTGTAGCCATAAGACGCCTTCGAACTTCCGGAACCTCACCAAAGAGGTACCAGACGAGCGGGACGGAGATGGTATCTGAAGCAGCCGATAAATCGACTGTAACAGAATCATCTGCAAAACTATTCATAGCGAGTCGTTGGTTGAACGTTTGATCGTCCAACTTTATCGACTTACTTAATAGTGGATGCCTTTTGACGTACTTCATTAAAGCAGAAAGCTGACCTTGCTGAAGATACTGATTAACAGAATATTCAGAAGAGATCAGCCTCGGACCCTTAAAGTCTTTCGGAACAAGACAGCAACGTGTTTGCGTTTTACGCAAATAGGTGACTGGAGCGTGTGCCAAAAGAGCCTTAAGGGAATGCACACCATATCCAAGATAGGGATAAAACCTCTCGGCCTTTACAGGCCAAGAAGAAAAATCCCATCGCTCAAATTTATCGAGACGTTCTGCAACGGAACCAGGACCATGTCCTGGAACAATATCAGATAAGTCAAGATACTTAAGAGCCCGACCCAGTAGGCGACGAGCCAACTGGAGCTGAGGAAGATGAACAGGGGTGCGAACGCTGCGAAGCGTACTCATCCTGTGAACAAATTCATCAACCGCCCGATCATTCACATCTTGAGGCAGAGCTATCTCTAGCTTTGAATCAAGAAGAAGGATCTGGCGAAGGAAGGAAATGGATTGAATATTAGGCTTACACAACAAACGGCCGTCATCTCCAAAAATCTGTTGAAAAACAGAATTAAAGAGACGGGGAAGCCTGGATTGTCCTTTTAGAGAAAAACCCAGGGGGCAAAGAAAGCCTCCTGATACTAGACCCATATCGAGGGCTTTACCTAATAAGGGTAAAGTCACCTCAATGAAGCTAGAACCTTCATGATCTGCTCTTTTACGCAGTTCAAGAAGATCTTTTTCGTGGAAAGGGACGTTGTTGCGAATGCCGTCAGTGATAATACATTGACGGAGAGCGCAATAGCGCGACTGGAAACTATTAAGGGCTCCCATTGAAGGGTTTCCTCCAGACCAATCATGTCAACTCTATTGCGTTACCCAACAACCTGTAAACCAATGCCCCTAGTACTAAACAATACTAGGATTAAACGGTCCCGTGACGTTGAAATCTCCTTCCGGAGTTCCACCGTTCATGAGAGTCGTAACATTGGCAGTAAGGTTGAGGTAAGAAGTCATCTGAGCAACAAGGTCTTTGACCATTGCCAAGGTGAATTCTGTACTACGAGGCACAGAGAGAGTCATAGAGATGCTGCCTTGCAAAAACTGCAGGGAAGTAGTCTCAACAATTCCTTTTGAAAAGGAAATGTTATGACGATCTGTACCTTTCGCACCAACAGGCCGGAGATTATGAGAAATACGAAGAGACTGCGGGGCGACAAGCCCTGAAGACTGATCCGTATACTCAGAAATCAAACCGGTCGAACGGGTGGGAGTGTAGGTAACGTCCGTAGTCCCATTGGACTTCGTAACAATAATGTTTGACATGCTGTCTCCAAAGACTGAACTCGTATGTTTAAATAGAGTCCGGTTTACGAGCGGGATAGCCGCCCAACCTAGCCTAACGTGCTCCCCATTGGAAAATTATTTCTCCAAGGGAAGAGATACGGGAGGGCCCAAGGTAATCTAGGCTGATTATCCCTGAGGTATCTGGAAGTCCAGGAATTCTCTCATAGTGAGACACTGACCGTGAGGCCAGATGTATCGCTTCGGATGATGCTCTTGGCAAACCAAAAACGGAAGAATCAGGAGGAACTATAAAAAGATCCTCCATAGAAACTTTCTTCAAGGAATGACCAAGACAAGTCACCTCACTGAAAGGCGAACCAGTATCAAGGCGTGTCAAGTAATTGATACGCTCTTGGCAGTTGGTGAACCAATCAATGACAAATGACATGGGAACTAATTCCCAAGCTAGGCCGACCATCTTATTAATACCAAAGTATTGTAAGTAGGCCGACCAGGTGTCATTAAACGACAAATCATCTCGGCAACGACCCATGGCAAAGATTACTGCAAGTGCGTATCGATCAGATACATACTTGTAGGTCTCGCCCTTGGAAGTTGGGAGAGGAAGATGAGAGACTGCAGAGGCTAACCTCTTAGAAACCCTGATCGGTACATACGTGCCCCGCGCTTGGCGAAGATAAGCAAGTCTGGAGCTCACAGCGATGTGAGCAGCCATGACGAGCTGAAAATCATCAATTGCGGGAGCAATGGCAAATTTGTATAAAAGATGCCCGTCTGTAGTCGACTTGAGTGCCTTGACATAGCCTCCCAAATTTCTAGAAGTATACTTTGTAGAGAAGTTTTTAAGATTCTTTACAAGGACCTTCAAGGCTCTTGTAGGATTGAGAATAAGCTTAAACGCATCGATAAAGATGTCATTTTCAGCCATATCCTCACCTACGAGAAAAGATGAAGGGATGAATTCTTTCATGGATTCATCAAACTTAGAAAAGAGGGAGAACCAGTCGTGATGGAGATAATCTTGCGAAGAATCACAGGCAGTAGCATTATTAAACAAAGTTGAATAATTATTGCTAAGGCCAAGGAGACTCGGAAGATGAAGACCATGACACTCTTGTGAGGCAAAATGTGTATCCACACCATCAAAGAACGGTACGGAAGATGAATATGACAAAAACGCAGTATCATCATAATGATACTGAGTCTTATCATGATAAACCTTCTTTACCATCTTAGGATGGACTCCTCTAACGCCCTTCGGCAGTAATAAGCTGTTGAGCTTAGAGAAGGACTGATTAAAGAAAGGAGAATCAGGAAAGCGCTTTTGAATAGATTTATTCAATCGCACTAACTTGAAGTACTCTTTCAAATCAGCCTTGGTTTTCACTGTGAACGGTATACCACCATCGTCGTCAATACTAGACACGGAATCATTGCCCGTTGCATGAATTTGGCCTTTAGAGACGTTTTCAGTATGAATTTCACTGAAAAACGGAGCTCCGCCGGTCCTATCATGTTTAACGACAGTGGTCACGGTCTCGTCTGTCGACATGGTAGTAGTAAGTTCACGATGCCTCATCGGATTTTCCTTTCCAGATATATCTTATAAAACGAATAAGGAGAAAGTCAAATATACCAAGGCAACCCCGGATAAGGACGAAGATAAAAACTCTAGTGAGAAAGGGAAGCATCACTGCTCCAATTTTCTAACTGAGAGAGAGTATCAAGGTCCACCGGAATTGCAAAGTACTTGAGGGAATAACGGATAATAGCAACAGCGGTCTTTGGAGCGCTGACACTGAAAGGCGAATGGCTAATGCCAAGCGCGTCACAGGCAGCAACACCAAGAGGATCGTCTGTGCTATCAAAACCGTCATTACCAAAAGTAGCACTAGCACCACGCACATAAGCATAGGCTATGACGCGAGTCAAAGCCCTCTCCTTACGGAGTTGCTCACGAAGTACTTCTACTTCGTGGGCGAGCTTCTTGAGCGTGATGTTCTTTGGCATAAATAACTTCTCCTAATAAGTTAATAAGATGTTTCGATATAAGATGCCTTCCTATCGCAAGGAAGGAACGATGTAGTAAAACTACAGCTCATCCTATATCGAAGGGGGACGAGGGACCTTTCTA